TTTTCTTTTTTGGCATCCAGCACGGAATCCACCATCGTGCCTATCACGAACGCGAGCAACAACATAGTGAACAACAGGCCCGGAGTCTTTTCCAGTATTTGAAGCACCATTTTGTGTTATATCTTTAAGCACATATTTTTATTAATAGTTTATTGTAAATTTTACTAAAATATTATAAAACAGTATACAAGGGATGGACGACGTAGAGACTATCTCCAAGTTTGGGGTAGATGAGACGTACATATTTATAGCAGACTCGTCAAAACGCGATAAGGCAGCATACCCAACCGCAGCAGAGTACGAAGTTCAGTTCAACAGTCAGTTCAAAAACATTGTAAAGTTCGAGGTCCTCCAAGCATCTATCCCAAGGACGGACTATCTCGTCGATGAAACAGAGTGCTCTTTCACATACGCAATCAACCAGCCCACGAACATAAATACGTGGCAGCAGAACGTGGCGGGCAACATTCGAACGGCAAACATAACGCCCGGAGATTATAATTTCCCCCAATTGGTGGACGAGATGAACAGAGTGCTACAAGAGACATCCAACGCGTTCAACGACACTGTGACTCTCCGGGTGAGCCCTACGACCAACCCGTCTGAGATTTCTAACAAAATGACCATAACATCGTCGGGAGCTTTTACGTTTCTCGGTGATCAGAGCACGATCAAATCTACGATCGGGTTTGGAGACCCCGTGGTTCCCAATGGAACAGATTACTCAGTAGTCCCAGGCTATAACACAAATTTCCCGAACGGGGCCGCTAACGTTTTCTTGTCCACACAATCTACCACCCCGGGAGTGCAGCAAAACACGTTCGTCGGCATCTTCCCGCCAGGGGATGATACATCTTTTTCTGGCATTTACACCACGCAAACTCTCCGTCAATATTTCGTTGCTCAGGCTGCTGGAGTTCCGTCTGCGATCTCCGGTTACTTCAGGGATATCGGAACGGCGCCAACTGGTGGCTTCGTCGTAAACCTTGCGATCAAGAATGGGACGACGAATACGACGATTGCATCTGGAAACATCACGTCTATAAACGACGATCTTACACCATCCGTCACGACCGGTCTGACCGTGGTGAGCAATTTCATCCAAGGGGAAAGCTATTACGTAGAATTCACCCCAGGATCATCTGGCACTACGGTCTCCAACTGCACGAGTCTGTGGCATGCCGAACCCAATCTACCACCGGTATCGGGGTCTTACATACAAATTAACGGCGTAACCGTTTTCCCTGGGCAACTATTCTCTGTGGACGTAGTTTCTGGTGCTTTTGGAAATAATATAGTTTCCCCGGGTATCGTGAACATCAGGGGCGCAAGGTATCTGAAGATCAGGTGCCTGGAGTTGGAGACTCTGATTTACAAAGACAGGGTTGGGGAGCCTACTACAGCGGGCGTGGGTATTGTAAACATCATAGGTTACGGATTTGCCGAAGCACGTTACAGTTTTTCCTCAATTCCCATACAAGCGTTTCACCCGATCGGGAAATTACAAAAATTGACATTTAGAATCGAGCGACCAGATGGCTCGTTATACAACACCAATGGGGTTGATAATACATTTTTATGCGCCCTGACGTTCAGAGCAGTTCCGAATAATTCGGTTAATAAAACGTTCGACGGACCTGGAGCATACCCTGCCGCCCCTGGGTACGATGGAGATTTTATTCAACTCCAACAGAACAGATGGCGACAAGAAGCGGCCGCGAAGTATAATACACAGAAAGCTACGTATACGGGTCTGCGCCCACGGCCTTGATATATTCGTTTAGTAAGACCATTTGAACCCGTATGCGGTTTTACACCCTTGAACACCGCGAGCACACTTGCGAATATTTGTACCATCTTTTCCAATATATAGCCCCGCTTCTCCAGTAGAACCGAATGTTCCGAGTAATTTTCCTTCTAAATCGTATTGATACACTCTTTTGGAATTATGATTTTTCTCTCCTTTTGTAGAATCGCTCATCTTTTGCCGGTGTTCTTCGCTCAGAGTTTTCCCATAACTATGACTTTTCTCCCCGGTTTTCCCATACATATGATGCTTCTCGCCTTTTGTTGATTCACTTATCTTTTTTTTTGTTTCGTCGGTGTGATATCTTCCAACGTGTGCTTGGCCGATCTTTTGTTTGGTTTCTTCACTCAATTTACCATTAGCACCACCTTCCTTGAGATTGTACCCGAACGGCGCCAGCGTCCCCATCTCTCTTACCAGGAGTTCCTCGTCAAAGTTCAAGTCCTCGTCGGGACATTCGTACCAATCTTTCTCGAAGTTCTCCCATCCATATTTTTGAATGGCGTTATAAATCGCCACACATCTACTGCACCTGTATTGATGTATTCTAAAACGTTTTTCTATGGAGCGGATAGTTTGACCAATATAAATTTTCCCATTTATATTATTTTGGAGCATATAAATATACCCCATTTTATAGGAAATCTTAAATAATCACTTTATTTATACTTATTTTATCGATATGAGGAAATCCTTCGTATCGACAAAACGTATTTTAATCAAACTAATACGTGACTAATAGGTTTGCGTTCTAGACCACCCACCGTCGCAACCGCATGACTTACCAGCGGTGGTATTGAAAACCATCATGGTGAAAAATTCTACCACAAAGTTGTTAGTGTTAGTGTCTGCATGCTCGACGTTGATTTTCTCTGGGATGAGATTGCTAATTTCAACAATGTCGTCGTTGTTTTTGGGATTATTCAAATCGAAAAAGCCGGGACTCAGGTTTAATATGTCATTACCGTTCATGTCATTATCATCTGACATTTAATATTCACTAATATTTTATTTTACTAATATTTCATTTATAACGCTCAAGTCCATCGAACTTATTATCTACGAATTTGTTTATTTCTTGGACGAAATGTACCTGACTTGTAAAATAAAGATTTCCAAACGCGAAAGACGCTACACCTCCTCCGAGGTCATCTGGAGTTATGTAAGGCATGTGCGTCGCCGCGAGTATCAGAACACCTATGATCACTGCAAATTGAACTACCAATGACAACGCGCTGACAGCGGGGCAGTCTTTGGGGAATTTTTTATGGATCGCGATGTTTATGTGCCTGTTTACCGTGCCCGTTGCAACCCCGAGAGCGAGGCCTGCTATCGCAAACATGATGATGAACACGTGTGGCAATTTTCTCATATTTTACATTATGTAAATATTTTAATTAATCTTACTTCTTTCCCACGTGCGGCCATACGCGGTTTTACGAATCCCGTATAAGCATTGGCGTATATTACTTTCGTATTTCTGATTTCCTAAATAACGTGCAGCATCTTGTATTGATTGGAAATCCTTGATTTCTCCACTAGATACACACATTCCGATAATAACTTGCCGTCCAGTTTTCTTACCATCGTATTTTCCTGTATCGTGGCCATGTTTTGCGTTTTCGGACCGCGATACCCATTCTAAGTTTTCCATTGTAGTGTCAAATATGTCTCCATTTTTATGATTTACTACCATAGATTTCTCAGGAGGCGTGCCAAGCAATGTAGTGGCGAATATTTCATGAAGGAACCTGTTGTTTTCTCCACCAACTGAAATTGTAGGGTATCGTTTATTCTCTCTATGGACGCTGTCGGAAATATAGTCACTTGTTTTCTTTTTTAGAATTCCTCCACAGCGTCTGTCTCTCAGCCTTCCAAATTGGCTCACGTCAACTTTTGGGTCTTCTTCATAATCTGTTCCGTCTCGTTTCTTTATTTTCACCCATACTTCCTCCAACAAATCGCCACTTTCTTCTTTGTATTTCCACATGAACCCTCCCGCGATTCTTTGCCTCCCTTTTGCACAATTAGATATATTCCCCTTGTTTATACCAGTTATCTTGTATGCCTCGCCCAATGACGTAAACTTTATTTCTTCTAAAGTTACCGGGTCTATCCTAACGACACCTATTTCGCTATTTTTCTTGCCATACCCCCTAGTCTGATTATTTCGCTGCTCCGTTTTAGTCGCCCATCTCAAATTTTCTAACGAATCGTTGAGAGGATTTCTATCTATATGGTCAGCAGTATGTTTGATAGTAGGAGGTGGACCGACGAATGATAATAACATCAAACGAGCAACTCCTCTTCCTCTTCTTTTAGAAGTTTCATCATGGACCATTTGAACAACGTAATAACCATATACTATATGTTTAGTTTGCTCTCGTAGTGTAGTTTTATTTCTGATTACACATTCTTCGTTGATTTCATAATTAGAGAATTCTGGTATAGTTTTCCACATATTTTAAAGACAATGATGTTTATACTCGTAATGTGTTAAGTTGTTAATCATCAGGCTGAGCACACGAGACACTCGTCGACAGTCACCGCAATCGCACTTGCAGAGGGCTGACTCCTCAAATAATACAAAATTGTTTTCAGACCCTTTTTCCACGCGTAAAAAAGCATGCTGGAAACACTCTTTAGAGACGGCGATGCCAGGAAGAGGTTCATGGACTGCGTTTGGTCTACGAATGGCGCGCGGTCTGCTGCAAGGTCGATGACGGTCTTCATCGAGATCTCCCATGCGGTTTTGTATACCGCTTTGAGTTCCGGAGGAATGCCGATTACGCGTTGGACGGACCCATTGTTGGCGATGATCTTGTTCTTCATGGCCTCGGACCAAGTTCCACGCTCGATCAGGTCGCGTACAAGGTACGAATTCACTACCGGGAACTCACCTGCGAGTGTCCGCCTAGAGTAAATATTTGATGTGATGGGCTCAAAAGCCTCCACACTTCCGCAAATCTGTGCGGTGCTCGCTGTTGGCATCAGCGCGGTGGTCAGTGAGTTGCGAACTCCGTTTTTGACGCGCTTCTCTAGTCCGGCCCAGTCAAGATTGCTCTTGGGAGTGGCACCCCATAGGTGATACTGCATCTTCCCCTGGCTGGCAGGAGAGCCCTCGAACGTGGGATGGGGTCCGTGAATTTCAGCGAGTTCTACCGACGACTCTACGGCCGCGAAATAGATGTGCTCGAAGATTTCCCTGTTCAGGTCACGTGCCTCCTGTGAGTCAAACGGCATCTTCAGCTTGAAGAACACATCCTGGAGCCCCTGGACTCCAACGCCTACCGGACGACGGAGCATGTTGCTGTTCTTGGCCTCCTTGGTCGCATAGGACATGATGTCGATGGACTTGTCCAGGTTCTTCACGAGGATCTTCGCGTGCCGACGCATGTCCTCAAAATCGAACTTACCATTCTTCACGTAATTCTTAAGAACGATGCTCCCGATGACACATACCGCGGTCTCATCCTTCGAGGAATACTCGACAATCTCATTGCACAGATTGCTTCCCTTGATAACCCCGGCGTTCATCTGCATGTTAGCCCGGTTTACCGCGTCCTTGTTAGAGACGTATGGCAGACCGGTCTCAATCTGTGTGATGATCATGGTGTTCCAGACATCCCTGGCCTTGACGGTTTTCCTGGCCATACCACGAGTCTCGTAGTCCACATACATCTTTTCGTATTCATCTCCATAGACATCGGAGAGACCGGGGCACTCACTAGGGTCCAGGAGAGACCAATCGGCATCGGCTTCCACCCGCTTCATGAATGTGTCGTTCAGCCACACTGCGTAAAACAGGTTCCTGGCGCGGATGGACTCCTCCCCCTGGTTCCTACGAAGCATCAAGAAGTCCATTATATCAGGATGATGTGGCTCGAGGTAAATAGCGAAGGAACCCTTGCGACGACCGCCCTGGTTGGCATACGCAGACGTGGCATCGAACACCCTGAGCATCGGTACGATTCCGTCAGACTCGCCGTTGGTTCCATTGATCCTGCTCCCACTCCCGCGGATGTCAGAAATGTTGAGGCCAATGCCTCCTCCGTGCTTAGACATCTGGGAGCAGTCACCGAGGACCTTGAAGATGTCGCCAAGGGAATCCGGGACGTGTGCCAGGAAACAAGAAGCAAGGTTGGCATGCTTCAGCCCAGCGTTGAAGATAGTTGGGGATGCGTGCGAGAACTTCCGGAGGGATAGTGCATCGTAGGTGGTCTTCACCTTGGCAATGTCACCCCTCCAGAGCGCGATCGCGATGCGCAAATATACATGCTGGGGGCGTTCTACGACCTTGCCATCTACCTTGGTCAGATACATTCTTTCCATTGTCTTAAAGCCAAAGTAATCAAAGTCGTAGTCGCGGGCGTAGTCTACGATCTTCTGATACTCTTTACCAAACTCCAGAACATCCTGACTAAAGTCGTCGTTCAGCAGATGGCTCATTTTCCCATAGGTATCGGCGACTGAGTCGCTGGTCTGCTTCTGGAGGTTTGACACTCCAATACGAGCAGCGAGAATGCCGTAATCAGGGTTCACGGTGGTCAAGCTAGCGGCCTTGTCAGCAGTGAGATCATCAAGCTGAGCAGTGGAAATCCCATCGACGATAGAAGCGCAGATGCTGCCTACGATGCGACTCACGTCCACTGACAACCCTGTTTGTGCACGAGACCCCTTGAGGGTAGGCTTAGAATTCTCGGGCCAGCATAGTCTGTGAATACGTGTCATAATTTTATCGAATGACACTGCCTCGAGAGTACCATTGCGCTTTACGACGGTCATCTTCATTGTGGAGGTGGGCTGCATAATCAGTAGTTAATAATCTAGACAAACAAACGACTGATATGCCGTGTAGTGTCAATATACAAGCTCCTGGGGATTTCTGCGACTTTCTTTTACATACTAGCAAGATTTTCAACATTTGTATATGACCATTTGAAACCATATGCGGTTTTATGTCTGCCATTTTTAATACCACGAGCACACGCGCATATTTTAGACCCGCTTTTTTTATGTAGATAACGACCTGCTTCTTCAACAGACCCGAATGAACCAATTAGATTTCCATCTAGATCGTATTGATACACTCTCTTAGAGTTGTGATTTTTATCTCCAACATTTGCTTCGCTCTGTTTTTGTTTGGTTTCCTTGGTATGAGTTTTCCCAAAAAAATTATGTTTCTCCCCTCGGTGTGCTTCGCTCATCTTTTGTTTGGTTCCCTCGGTGTGAGTTTTCCCAAAAAAAATATGTTTCTCCCCTCGGTGTGCTTCGCTCATCTTTTGTTTAGATTCCTCACTAGGCTTACCATTACTTCCACCGCCTTCCATGAGATTGTAACCACCAGGCACCAGCGTCCCTAGAACTTCTATCATAAGATCCTCGTGTTTATTCAAATCTTCATCCGGACATTCGTACCAATCTTTTTCGATTTTTTCCCATCCATATTTTTGTATGGCGTTATAAATTGCTCGACAATCCTTGCTTTTCCCTGTTTCGTGTTCTTCGAGACGTTTTTCTATTGGACGAATCGTCTGCCCTATATATGATTTTCCGGATGGAGATGTGAGCATGTAAATATATCCCATTTATATTTACATAATCATGTGCTTTATTTATAATTTATTTTGACGATATGTTTTATCATTTCTTTAATTGCCTTCCCAACTTTTTATATCCCACAGCCTTGACGAGGTCGTAGCGAATGTATGTGACGCTAGACCTTTCTACAGCGTTAAATAGAAGTTCTTTCCCATTTGTTGGTCTGCTCACGCGGTTAAAAGAACACGCTTGCATATTGATTCTAAAGAACGCGTCTTCGTCCCAGCGCTGCTTTCCCAATGCGCACGGAACCTCACGAATCGCAGCGCTTTTAGACCCCTTCATCGCCGGATCTCCGCTCTTCGCCGTCCAGCCGTTATACACGTATTTTTCCCCGTTGCACGTAACACCAGCTATGGCATGTGCGACTGAACACGCGGGATTCCTTAACTCAGCCCCTATTATGCACGAATCGAGAATGTATCGAGTTCCGTTATACTTGATAATCTTGGCGTGTTTCTTTGGATTGTATCCTTGAATCGGTCCTATGGCAGGGACCGGTGTTGCCCATTGTGTCTGTATGTAATCTTCGCCAGAATCCTTGTGTATGATGATTACTTCTGGCTTTCTCGTATCGACAAACACCCCTTTCGGAGACATAGTTTTCATGGCATTTGACCATAACTTGGAGTCCAGTGGTAGGTCTACGTTGAAGCCGGAATACTTGAAAACATTGTTCACGACTCCTATTGATAGATGGGGAACTTGCAAAAACGCGAGTAAAGCGTGCTGGTAAGGGGCGTAGTGGGCCTCGTCCGAACCATCTTGCATACTGCCGAAATAATCCGGACGAGCTATGCGGAGGTCGTGGAGAAATTGTCTCGGTCTCATGGACTCCAATACTCGCGAAGACACTTTGTCGCCATCATAACCACGCAAGATTTCGAGAATGGCTGATGCGATGTGACGAGAGCTCTGACCGGACGACATCATTCTCCTCGCATGGTTTCGGATTACCACTCTGGAATACTGGCTGAAAAATAAAGAGGTGAATAGTGCGGCAAACCAACAAATGGCGCCTTCTTGTGGAAACGTAACAACCTTCGAGCACGACTTGGCACGTGTACTCTCTCCTTTTTTAACCCGAAATACTCTCCCGAGTTCATTAGTCATTGTTTCCCGTTTCTGTTTTTGAACTCCTCCAATTTTTCTCATCGGAGGAGACTTTGATCTAGGGCGCTGACCACGTGGAAGCAGAGGAGCCCTTCTTACCGGAGAAGAAGACCGGACCGATGGCATTACGCTTCTCCTCGCCGAAGTTCCATTTATCTGCATTGGCATCGGTTTGGCATTACGTTTCATACGGATAAGACGTTCTCTTTCTTGTTGTTGCCTCCTTGTTAGAGAAACATCCACACGTGGTTTTCTTTTCAATTTCGTATCCATTTATATATATACATATTAATATTATTTGCGAATGTCGATACAAGAGCTTCGTATCGACAAACCGATGTTTCATACATACATCCCCTTTTTATGCAATCACGTACGCAGGCTTGGTAACAGTATATTTTTTAGCCAGCTCATTAATATCAAGCTTGAAACCACTCTCGCCCCATTTCAGAAACGTCGTCATATACATACTCACGGCATCATGAACTCCCTGCGCGGTGAGCATCGCCTGAACAATTCCAGAGTTCCAGAATGGCAGCTGAGTTTCCGGGATCTTTACATCATTTTTCAATGTGTTATACCAACTTTTATTGTTTTTTATATCACCGGATACGTATCCAGATGCGTCTATGGCGCGAGATTTTCTAAGAGATTCCGCAATTTTTGCCGAATTCGCAAATGAAATAGACGCCATCTGGTCGGCGAAGAACACGGGGGTTATCTGTCTCCTCGGAGATACCAGTACCGCAGCAGGTTTCCCAAACTTCTTAGTTGCCGACGCCATCTGAACACCGGCCTCGCGTTCTTTATCAGTCGCAAGAACGATCCACAATGACGCTGGTGTTTTCGCGGATGGGTCTGACCTCGTCGCGCTTTCGTTGAACATTCCGTCGCACTTTATCTTTCCCTCAGCGACCATACGCTGGATCATACCGCCTCCCGCAGAACACCCTCCCAAATATAGCGGTTTGTTGGCGGTTCCGGTAATTTTGCGAACCTGGTCTATCACACTCACGGTGGTAACTGGGTCTTTGCCTTCCTTTGCCGAGAAGCACCCCGTCTTAGAATCGGCAGGGGAGACATAGAGAATCGCGTACCCTGCGCGCAGACACTGCTTTGTTCTTCCCACGTCTTCGGGCATTCCAAAGAATTTCGGATTTGCACTGGCAGGCCACCCTCCGTACATACTTCTAGAACACCCGTGAAGAAATACGACGAGCCCCTTAGGGTTCGCAGGAGATTGGTATGCGTGCTGAACACCCCCGACGTTTATCATGACAGGCTTCAGTCCTTTGTCAGATCTGTCTGTAGCTGGCGCGGGGGGCTGTGGCACAGGAGGTTTGGGTGCAGGAGGTTTTGGTGCAGGAGGTTTGGGCGCAGGAGGCTTTGGCGCAGGAGGCTTTGGCGCAGGAGGCTTTGGCGCAGGAGGCTTTGGCGCAGGAGGCTTTGGCGCAGGAGGCTTTGGCGCAGGAGGCTTGGGTGCGGGAGGCTTTGGGGTGGGGTTTTTAGACGGAAATCCACATTCTTTTTTTGCAGAATTCCAAACCAGTCCGGCGGGACAGTTCATCTTTACGGTTCCGTTGTAGAAGAAAGAGTCACCATCCTTTCCCCATAGATCATCAGAGGCCGGGCGTATCGGCGCGATGTTATTGTTCGGAAGATTGGGAAATAATTTCTGTTCGTCAACGATTGTTCTCTTTGGGAATGACATTATGTGATTACAGGACTTTTTTTTTCTATGAAATTACATTGCAAGCATACAATTATTCTTTAACCCATAGCCACGAGGCGGTCACGATTGTGTGAATGACAGAGCTGCCGAACGCAAGGGCCATGGAGATAGCCCACATATTCCCAGTGATTTTCTCTATCTTGAAGATGTTGTCGAGCAAAAACATGATGGTAACCTGCACTCCCGCCATGAGAACGACGCAGATGTCAATGATACGGAGTCTACGCATTTGTAGAATTGGGAAAATACTGTCCTGTGAAGCAACATTGATCAGGTTGAAAATCTGCGTGAAAATGAAAATGTTGAACATGAACCCAGATAATTGTTTGTCTGTAATGTCTATCAATTGAGGGGTTGCGAAAAAGATAATGAGTTGGCATGCAATTTGATACAAACTCTGGGGGATGATAGAACGCAACATCTCAAACGTCACCGCAAATTGTTCGCGAGGTCCCGGGGGGGTCTTCATAAGATCATCGGTCTTGGGGATGGTTGCGATACCAATGGCAGCAAATGAGTCCATCACAAGGTTCACGTACACGAGTTGAATGACATTCAATCCCAAGGGGTTAGTAATCATTCAACCCAGGGCTGTGTTTATATAACCAAATTTGTCAATATGCATCATCATATTGACAAACAGAAGCATAACACATGGAAAATATAGTTGTTACCATAACACATAAATACGATGGTTGCAATTATCACTGCCGACGGAAAGATGTTCAATATCTCCGACGCAATTTCCGGTCAAATCAGGATGATCAAGAATGCGGCCGAGGAATTCTGCGACGAAATTATCCCGGTTCCGACCGTAAATTCTAACATCTTCGAGAAGATTGTGGAGTTCTGTACTTTTAAGTCAGAAGAACACGATTTCGAGGTTACAGAAACCTTCAACACGACCTTCTTCGACGTACCAACTGACATTCTGTTCGACATCATTTCCGCTTCTAACTTTCTCGACGCTCCAGACGTGTTGGATGCCTCGTGTAGCGCAGCGGCTAATCTCCTCAGGGACAAAACGCCAGAGGAAATCAGGACTATTCTGAATATCGAAAACAAGTTCACCCCGGAGGAAGAGGAAGAAATCATCAAGGAAAACAGCTGGGCTTTCCAGCCAAAAACGACTTTCCAAAACAACCACCAGCAAAACGACAACAACATCTAATGCACATATCGACACATCGCCATACAAATGAAACTAAAAATATGTAATATACCAAATAACAATGGCTCCCACAATCACAGCTCCTCAGGCTCGCGCATTTATCTCCACTGTTCGCCCATTCATTAGACCGTCTCGTCCTATTTCCAGGAATGTCCGCACTCGGGTTTCCCCCATCAGTATCGACATCATGCACCATTTTGACATGTACAGTACCAAAATATCTATACTTCTTTCGTTTTTCACTATTTCAAAGTTGATTATGCGAGCCGCAGAAGACTCCGAGAATAGTTACGATTCCGGAGATTCTTATGATGCCGATGATGATGATGATGACGATTATGATGGAGAACTGATTCCAATCCCGGTCAAGGAAGACCGCAGAAAGTAAAAATCTAACAACAGTTATACGCCATTCATGATGATTACGTTTACATATTTGTGTAAAAATGATCGAATGCAATAAACATATCCTTTGTAATATTTTCAGAATCTTTGTATTCTTGATAAAATCCTCTGGTTACTTCAAAGATGTTGGGATCTTTGCCGTCGCTAATACGCCGTCCGAAAGTAGTCTTATCCATCACGATCGCATCTGCCGCCGATGATATGCTCTCGTATACCTTGCCTCGAGCAAACACCATCATAGAAGGTTTTTTGCCTTTGTGGAGGATCACTTTCTCGTGATCGCTGATGACGAGCTCGCCAGCATCCATCCGCCGGGTGATCCGTTCGTTCCTCGCGCACATCGTGTCAACGTCGTCCTCGAGTTTATCAAGATTACAATCCCAGCAGCATGATGTTATATTTCCGTCCACATATCCCAGTGGCGGTACGATTCTGTCGACGCCGAACCACGTGGTAGGACTCCTGTGGCAATATCCGCACTCGCCGATGACTAACTTGTCCCACTCGTCCTTCGTCAGCTCGAATGGCACTTTCTTGCGTTTGTAAATGCTCATCCTCATCTTCGGTTTTTGATTATGGACGAACCACACGTCAATATCGTCGTCGTAGTATTCTCCACGAGCGCGATAATACGCCTTTCGGATGAATGTGTTGAAGTCTGCGGCACCTTTCGATTTGTTGCATCCGTCGCAACTCCCGACACAATTCTCTATCGTGTGCTCGAGTTTCGAATCGATCCTGTCGTTCGTGGTCGCGATATCTCCGCAATAAAAGCAACCTTGGACCATTATCTCGAACATGACGTCGCTCGTGAAGTCGTCGGAATATGGACGTTTTTGTGCAGCGTTACTTTTGAGTTTATTGCACCACAGATCCCACATATTTTGATCGATGATGCTGCCGGACGTTATAGAATCATAGGCGTGTTGATTGAGATTTTTACGATATTTTCTTTTATAATCGGGATCTTTATACGGCATTTTATAATACATGATAAGAAATCTTCATTAAATGATTAAGGTTGACGATATGTTCAAGGGAGTCCACGAAATGCGTCCGCGATCCTGAGATTGACATCGTCGTGAATCAGCCCATCGATCCATTCAAATTCCTTCATATTTCCAGTGATGATTTCCAGGTTCAGAAACAAAGCAAAAACTCGCTCTAGAGTCCCCGCCATGTGACGGGTGTCATTTCCAAGGAATGTAGTTACGTTTTTCAGGATGTCTTTCGAAAAACACATCATACGCTTATAATTGTGAACAGGGATCACGAAAGTGTGAAAGAGAGCGAGTTTCATGGTATCCAGCTTATCAACATCCTCCACGGCAATGTCAAAGAAGTTGGAGTACTTCTGGATGATGAATTGCCACACGCC